GAAAAACTTCGTATAACTTCTGCTGGTCGGTTATTAATTGGACATAATACGTCAGTTGCTGGTGCTTATGATAATAGTGCTCAAACTAAACAAGTTCAAATTGTTAATGGAGCAAATAGTGGTGATCAAGGACTAGGGATATATTCTTATAGTTCTTCTGGTTGGGCACCAAGATTTGAGTTAGCAGCATCTAGATCTACTAGTAAAGGAGGTCATACTATTGTTACTAACGGTCAATCTTGTGGATTGATTGCTTTTAATGGTTCTGATGGAACTAATTTCTCAACAGCAGCAATGATCAATGCGAACGTTGACAGCACTCCTGCAAATGATTTTATTCCTGGTTCACTTAGTTTCCATACTTCACCTGGTGCTGGACTTAGGAAGCGCATGATGATCAGTTCAGGTGGTGCGACTACAATGCATGTCAATAGCGAATCTCATGAAACATTTAGATTTACTACTCAGGGAGTAGATGAAGCAAAACTCATAATGAAGGATGCTTCTAGTAATAATGATGTTGTATTAAACACTGCAGGTGATACTTTCTTCCGAGGTGGTAATGTAGCAATCGGACATGACTCTCCATTAGCATTATTTCATATAAAAGGTTCTCCACATACATTTAGATTAGAAAGGACAGGCACTGGTCCTGGATATCTAGATATTTCGCTCTCACATGCGGCCGCATCTAAGTATGGATCTATATACTTTAATGCTGATACATCAGGAGGCACCTCAGATTTTATCTTTAGACATGGAGCATCCTCTTCTTACGCAGAAAAATTCCGCATAGATAACACTGGTAACTATGTAGCTTTTGGTGGTGCAAAAGTACATAGTTATGGAGGAACATCTCAGAATAACTCTGCTTTTACCATAGATATTTACGTTGGATCCTATGGTGGTGGTTTATTAGTTGCCAATGGATGGCACTATGGTAATAGTGGTTACGGTGCTTCTAGAGTGAGTATTGTATCTGTTGGACCAGCGGGTCTAATAGAAAAAAATATCGAAAATAGTTCTACATCTGCTGGTGGTTCTTGGTCTTTTAGTAGAGTAGATAACGCCACAATTCGAGTATCTAAAGTTGCTGGCAGCTACGGCGGTGGTGTGGCATGGAACGTTTGTCTATTAGGAAATTAAATTAAAGGAGACTATTATGTATTATCTGTATTTTGTAAATAACAAAGTTGTTTGTTCTACAACAAGTAAAGGAGTTTCAGTTCCAGATTCAATAAAAATTGAATCAGAAGAATATGATCTAAACTATTCATATTCACTCGTTGATGGCAAAGCAGTAAAGGGAGATCTTATCCAAATTGATACAGAAGAGGAAGAAAGATTAATTCAAGAGGTGCAATCGACAGAATATCAAAGACAAAGAGAATTTGAATATCCACCTATTGGAGATCAACTAGATGCATTATTTCATGCGGGAGTTTTTCCTGAAGAAATGGCCTCTAAAATTCAGTCAATTAAAGATAAGTATCCAAAAGATTAATATAGTTCTCTACAACCAGCTGACACTAGATACTGATATAGACTATGGTTTCTGAACCCTGGCAGAGTTATTATACTGAGTTCGGTTATCTCTGTCAAGGGGGTTGACAAACTAGACTAAATATTCTATGATTACCACATTACTACTTTATAGGTAACTAACATGACAATGACTCCTGAAGAACTACTTAAGAATTTTAAAGAACAACAAGCAACTGTTGCTGAAGAACTTCGTAAACTTGACGCTGAATTGACACAGAAGAAAGAACTTTACGTTAAACTCCAAGGTGCGATCGAGGGTATTGGTATTCTCGCACCAGAAGAAGAAACAACTGAAGAAACTGCACCAACAGAACCTGAAGCATCAGCAGAAGCAGTTGCTGCAGTGCTTGACTAATGGATTTACAAGATGATATCAAGAAAGATATTCTTTTAAAATTAAAAGGTCTGTCAGAAACAGTTACAGATTCTATTGGAGAAATTTCAAAAGGAAAAAGTGCATTCTGTTCAAAAGAAATAGTTTCTAAAAGAATGATGACTTGTAAATCTTGTCCAGAATTTATTGCATCCACATCACAATGTAAAAGATGTGGATGTTTTATGTCTGCTAAAACTAGATTAAAACACGCCACTTGTCCAATAGGAAAATGGACTAAAGATCTATGATTACACAAGAAAATATCAAACAAATTCTTAAAGATAGAACAGAAAGACTTGAGTTCCTAATTAACGAGGGACAATTTGAAGATGCTATTTCTATTGGAGAAGAATTTGATGAATGGATAAGAACTTTAATAATTGACTAAATATTAATTACTTTGAGCCACTTGACAAAAGTCTGTGTCTCTAGTATACTAAACAAGTTCATCAGAGGAATCTGAAATGGTCTCATTACCCATTCACAATCGATCAATTATTGACGAGATTAGGAATGATATCCAACTAGATAATTACTATCGAAAATTGGATATTAATAAGGACACAGACTGTGATTTTTATGATGATGCACAGTCTGAAAATGACTATGCTTTTGAAACCTACTACGAGTAAATTAACTAGGATTACCATCAACAATGGCACGTACTCATCGCAAGTATTCCGCTAAAAAATGCAATACTTTTAAGGAAGAAAAAATTAATTATGCAATGAACAGTGACTATGAATACGAAGAACGTTTCAGTGGTTATACAATCTCTGGAAAAAAAAGATGGACTCGTAAGTCAGATCCAGATTTTAATGATGACTGGGGTTGATTCCAGCGAGTGGTGTAATTACCCAAATGTTCGCATGAACATTCTATATTAATTGGTTTTTGATATTAAAGATCAACCTCGTTAAACCACCCTCAGGGGTGGTTTTTTATAGCTATTTTGTAGTACAACTGCGATAAAATGTATAATTTTGACGATTATGATATTGAATTAAGAAAATTTGAAATGTCTGTAACAACTGCTGTTAATATGGAAATATCTGATAAGATAAACTCAGAAGAAGCATATCAGAGAATTAAAGAGGCATATTCAAATCTAAAGAAATACAGAAAAAAAACAAAAAAAGATCATATATAAGTTAGAATATGAAAACTTGGCGACACCCCATGAATTGGAACCTACCTAAACACGAAAAACTTAAAGATGCATTTCATATTTTTTATGAAAGTGTTCTAAAAGCAGATCATGAGTTACGTCAAGATGCTCATGATCAAAAATGTTATAACGAACTTATGGAGTGGCGAGAAGAGATTATTGATTATCTAAAATCTAGGAGAATTGAGGAATTTAAGTGATGACACATGAAGAAATGATTGACGAAGCACAACGCAGAGAAAAATCAAACGAACATCCTGAAATTGCAGAACATGAATGGATTGATGATGCATTTAGAGTTTGGAAGACTAGGTATGGTTTATGGTCAAGTGAAACAAAAGAGGGTAGGCGGATGCTTACTGGACTTCATAAAGATAATGTAATTGTAATGACACGTTGGCATCTTAAATGTGAACAGGAAGGTTGGCCGGAAGGATCAGTTCATGTGTGTAATATTACCCCTGGAGTAAAACTATGAGTGATGTTGATACATTACAAATAAAAGAAAATGAAGATGGAACATTTACTTTTGAATGGGATTCAGAAGATCCTAAATGGTCATGGATGAACGATGTGTCTAATGATGAAATATCAGAAATTATAAGTAATTATCTCACACAATTAAATGAAAATGAAACAATTAATTTTATTACTACTGACGATTCCCTTACTGCCGACTAGTGTAATTGCTGGACCAAGACTATATCAACCAGGATATTCTTCAGAACAAAAATGTTATCGTACTGAGTATCGTGAAGAATATATTCCCGGTACATCTAGGAGACCTGGATATGTAAAAACTTATCGCAATAAAGTAGAAGTGTCTTGTCGCGGTAGTGTTGGATATCATTCAATTCCTAGAAGTAAATCTAAAATAGATGATAATTCATGTATTGAAGGATCTATTTTAGGTGGAATTCTTGGAGGTGGTGCTGGCGCAATTGCATCCCGTGGTGATGGAAGATTGTGGGCGATACCTTTGGGCGTTGTTAGTGGTGCTTTGGTAGGTTGTCAGGTAGACGGTGGTTGAAGTGTCCTGCAGACGCTTGCAGACCCCTCTCACATGATGTATATTAGCCATGTTGAGAGGAACACCACCCATGCAAGTCACCACAAACGTCACCACTGTTGATTTCTTTCCCGAAGCATTCATTGCTGAGGAAGACGGTGTGATCGTCAAACGTTTCCAGAAACGTGTTACATTCAACTCTAATGGTCTTAAGTCTTATAGCACTGTGACTATGCTCACAGCACGTAATGAGTGGGAATCACGTATTGCTAACGGTGCTAAGGTAACTGATCTTAACCTCGATCAAATGCCACGCTCCGAGTATATGCCAATGGCAGTAGGTTGATCCGAGGGTAAAACAGTAAGAGGCAACGACAAACAGTTGCCCACCCTCACTCTTTTCTTATCTAACATCATGGTCTTCGATCTCCCAGTCTACAAGAAACAATTGCCACAAGTATGGTTGGAAGATGGTAAGTTTGTCATCGAATCAGACTCGTTCCGTTATGTGATTGCAGATGACTTGAAACTCTTGTTTAAGTTGTGTAGACGATTCAAGTCTGATGCTATTGCCCAAACTTACGCCACTAATTGACATGACTATCTGGATTTGTTTATGAAACACATTGATGATCTTACACATGAAGAAAAGGAGGCATTGTCAGAAGATTGTGAAGACTATCTTCTGCATCGACATATACCTTTAGTATCACATTCATATGATAACATCATTATACAGGCACTAAAAGAAGGATATCAACTAGTAAAATTTGATCGCTATCGTAATCATCCATGAAAATGAAAGCACCCGAAGGATACAGTTATCTCACCGAGGACTTCAACACTAAGTACAAACGAGTGATGCTCATACATCATGCCAAATATGTGTATGCAGAGGGCAAAGAGGTACAAACTGTATGGGGTTTCATTAACAAGAAGACTGGTAATATTCATGCACCAATTAATGTAAAGAAACCTGGCAAAGTTGTAGATAAATTGTCAGTTACGCCCTATACCACCATGCCAGTCAACGAAGTGTCACAAGGCTAGTTGTATAGGGTCCATTTTCGTGTATATTAGCCATGTTGAGAGGAACACCACTGATGACCGCATCCACCATGACTGACACAGAAACATACAACGGTTGGGCAAATCACGCCACCTGGAATGTTGCTCTTTGGATCGGTAACGATGAGATGATCTATCGTCACGCTAAAGAGAATAAGAACCTCGGTTATCGCAAGTGGGCAAAACGTTATATTGATGAGTTCGGTGAGTATATCACTGGAGACGGTATTGCATGGTTGTCTGATGATGTTGATACTGATGAAATGGATGAGATGTTGGAGGAACTTTGAAGATTGACACCGTTGGTAGAATTGTAGGATCATTTCTTGTGGTCACTGCATATTTCATCATCCTACATGTAAATCTATCATTAGGTGTGATTATGCAGTTCATCGGTGATTTTATCTCTGTACCATTCTTTATTAGAACAAAATCATGGGATGTAGTTATCATGCTTACATTTCTACTAATCATTTCATCCACTAAACTGTTACCACTACAATGAAGTTCACACAGTATCTCTTGAGTGGCATTGTTGCATTTGTCGCTATCACATGTTACCTTTTGTTTCTTGCAGACCGTGACAGTAAGATGATGAACTACTATGATTCAACAATCCAATCACAATTCATTGAAGGTAATCTCTGATGTCTAGTAAAAGCTTTGACGTTCTAGTACAAAAGAACGGACGAATCCAGTGGTTACCTGTACCTGGATGCATCACACATGCTGAGGCACGTTCTCAGGGTGAGGAAATGTATGATGGTAATATACTACAAACTAGATTCAATGGTATGGATGATGATAATGACAATGATAGTGGTGGAGACTATTCCACTGCATTTAGTGGTCTTGTCCTACTTGCTGCCGGTGCAGGTTTAATCCTAGTTATCTCTATGTGGCCAATCTTCCTGATTGGTGGTATCATCTACGGTCTTTACAAAATCTTCAAAAAATGACAATCAACAAGAAACTATTCTCTGACCTGAAAGAGAATGCAGGTGTAGTGATTGATAATCACCTAGACAGTGTTGAAATACGTATTAAGAAACTAGAGAAGAAAGAACGTTGGCGTGATATACTTGCTCTTGTACAAGAGTATCGAGAATGGGGACAAACTGAACAGGGAGAAGATTACAATATGATGTGGTTGGAAGACTTAAACAATTACAAACACCTGATGGACTGATGACGAACTGTCCCAACCCCCTTGACCCCAAGGGGGTTTTCGTGTATATTAGCTACATTGAGAGACGTACTGCATGATTCTTCGATCCCACCAATCCCGCATCGTAACCAAGATGCAGGAAACTAACAAGGGTCGTATCCTTGTTCCAACCGGTGGTGGTAAGACTCTGTGCATGATTGTTGATGCAATCAACGCTCTCAAGAGTGGTCCTAAAACCATCGTAGTTGTTTCTCCACGTATTCTCCTTGCAAACCAACTTTGCAGTGAGTTCATGGAACAAATCTCTCACACATGGACGCATGTTTGTCATGTTCACAGTGGTGAGACTGAGTATTTCTCTTCCACTAAATCTGATAAGATCGCAATGTTTAACAACGTTGCGCGTGCTGCATCTGAATCTTGCATCATCTTCACTACTTACAACTCTTTGAACAAGGTTGTGAGTGCAGGTATTGACATTGACATCATGTATTGTGATGAAGCACACAACTCTACCCGCAGAGATTTCTTCAAGTCTGTTGCATCTGCGTCCATGATTGCGCGTCGTTCGTATTACTTCACTGCAACTCCGCGTAACAATCGCGACCCACATGCAAACGGTATGAATAATACTTTTGTGTACGGAGATGTGATTGAAAAAGTACCTGCACAAGAACTGATTGAGTCTGGTTCGATCATTCCTCCCACTATTCATACTCACGAGACTGACATTGTACGTCAGAAAGATACTGCTGCACAGGTTGATAGTGAAACTGTCCTGAGTATTCTTGACACACTTGATGAAACTAATGCATCTAAAGTATTGGTTGCTGCACCATCGACTCGCGTTCTGTGGAACATGTTGACACAATCTGATGTGATTCAACAACTCACAGAACGTGGTTTTGAGATCATGCACATCACCTCTAAACACGGTGCATATGTCAACAAAACAAAAGTGAGTCGTGAGGTATTCTTCGACACCCTGACTCGTTATGGTAAAGATGACAACAAGAAATTCCTGTTGTTTCACTATTCCATTCTGTCTGAGGGTATCAACGTACCTGGTTTGACTCACTGCATTTTGCTGCGTAATCTTCCACTGATTGAGATGGCACAGACTATCGGTCGTGTTATCCGTCTGCATATTGACGATATCAAAGATATTCAATCAGGTAAGATCCCTGCAGGTCAGTGTCAACTCTATCGCAAATCCACTGGGTTTGTGACTGTCCCAGTTCACAAGAATCACGGTGGTGCTGTTGCAAAACGTCTCCAGTATGTCGTTGACTCTATTTTTAAGGAAGGTAAGTCGGTTGAGGTATTTGCCTAGTCCAGTTTACGAACTGGTCACAACCTATTGACTTCCGACC